GCACGAGCTGGCTTGTCGTTAAGGTCAAGATCAGTACGCTTAACTGCAATTATTTTGCTGCCGTCGCTCTCCACGATCTGCACATTATCCATGCCGATTTCCCCGGCGCAGGCTGCAGTTTTATTCCCCGCGATTATTCTATTGTTCTTGTCGAGCAGAATTGACCTGCCAGCTCCGTATTTTGAAAGGGATTTTTCAAGCATCCCGCAACCGCGAGCAGTGCCCTTATTTGCATTTTTTACATCGAAAATAAGATCTTTTATTTTTGCCATACAAAGATAGACCATTTTTATAAATTTATTATTACAATATAAAGCTATACAATACATTTAAATGTTTTGCGCGTCAATATGAACAGCTAAATAAATTACTTTTTTTTACTATTTATTGTTTTTGTATTGACTTTTATAATTTTTTTGAGTATATTTAATCGTATTACAAAATGTCACAACGTCACACAAGCAAGAGGCGATTTATGAAAATGGTGACTACTATTAAAGTGCAGGTAGACGGGCAACCGGTTTTGACAGATGTCGAATTTAGTCTTTCTCGTGACGGATCCATTTATTACGTGTTTGAGGATAGTATAAACGTGTTGCAATGTTTCGAATGTCCGACTATACATCTATCTAGCGTAGATGTTAAAAAAGGGCTCATAGAGTGGTTTTACTTAAACAACTACGATGCAAAATTAATTTTAAAGTAAAGGATCAAAAATATGGACGATTGCTCCGATTTTACGCATTTGAGCGTAAGAATACCAGTTGATATTATATCGATTATAGATGACGTGATAATACCGCAAGAAAATGTAAGGACTGGCGTATTAATATCAAGAAGTGATATTGTAAGAATTGCGATTAATAAATTTATACTACAATACAACGAAAGGGGCAACCAATGTTTTCACTAAACTTTTTAGCAGCGATAGTTTTTGCGTCAATTCTTTTTTCTTCTATAATAATGTTTGTGATTTACGAAATTGAATACAGAAAGGATAAAAAAGATGAAGATTCAAGGTAAAATAAAAAGAATTAAAGATCACCGCTATAGATCAGAAGGTGGGCTAGGTGAGCCAGTTGTTTTTGGAAATGGCATATACGGAATCTGGAAGACTAAGATCAAAAAAAAAGAAAAGGAAGGGGATGTTAAATGTCTAATCTAAAGGCTGTCGAGCCTGAAACCGTAGAAAAAAACGGGTGTTGGATATGTGTAAACCATTGTAAAAGAGACGGATACCCTCAAAAATCAATTAATGGTAAAATGGTAAACCTGTCGAGAACTGTATATGAAGCCTCGACAAAAAGTAAAATTCCAGATGGAATGTGTGTTTGCCACAAATGCGATGAAAGAGCGTGTATAAATCCGTCTCACATGTTTTTGGGAACAAGAAAAGAAAACAACCAAGACAGAGATAAAAAAGGTCGCCAAGTTTCAATGCGTGGAGAAAAACATGGAAATCATAAATTTTCAAACTCTCAAATACTATCTATAAGAAAAGACTGTCGCAGACAAATAGATATTGCTAAGGAATACGGAGTTAGCCAGCCGGTAATAAGTCAAATCAAAAGAGGTGTAACCTGGAAAACCGTTAAAGGAGGCACTAATGAGTAAGCTAAAAGGGAGAGAACCAGAGACAGTAAAGCCGGGAAAATGTAAAGGAGTAATCTTTGGTGCATCAGGTGTTGGTAAAACATGGTTTAGTTTGGCGTTTCCATCGCCTTTTTATATAGACACAGAAGGCGGAGCTGATCTCGCACATTACCAAGAGCGGCTTAAAAGTGCCGGTGGCGTGTACCTTGGCCCGACAGACGGCGCACTTGACTTTGATGTCATTCTCGACCAGATAAAGGCACTCGCCACAGAAAAGCACGGATACAAAACGCTTATTATCGACAGCATCACTAAAGTATTCCAGAGCGCAATCGCCACAGAACAGGAACGGCTTGGAGATAAAGACGCTTTCGGCGCAAGTAAAAAACCTGCAGTATCAAAAATGCGTCGTCTTATCAACTGGACAGAGCGTCTTGATATGAATGTATGGTTTGTGGCGCACGAGGCTGCAGAATGGGGAATCAACCCAAAGAACGGACAGCGGGAAGAGGTCGGACGCATCCCGGATGTATGGGATAAGCTGATTTACGAGCTTGACCTCGGAGTACGCGTTGTGCGTCGCGGTACGTCTTACCCGGCAATCGGTGTCGTGACAAAATCTCGCTTGACTGGATTCCATCTTTGTGACTCGTTTGAGCTTACTTATGACGAGTTCGGGCGTCGGTATGGCAAGGACGCAATAGAGGCCGCCACGTCAACGGTAGAGCTTGCCAGCGCCGAGCAGGTCGCGTCTATCATCAAGATGGTGGAATCGTTGAAGGTGCCGGCTGAAGAGTGCTATAAGGTGCTTGGAAAGGCAAAGGCCGATTCGTGGGCAGAACTAAGCAGCGAGCAGGCTGTAAAAACAATCGCATGGTTAAACAAAAAAATAGAGGAGCTAAAGTAAAATGAGATTCACACCAATTTCAAAAGAAGAAGCAGACAAACAGTCAAAAAAAAGTTACACTCTTTTATCTGAAGGCGATTATGACTTTGTTGTAATATCTGCAACTAATAAAATTAGCAAGTCTGGCAAAGATATGATTGAGCTTGTTCTTGGTCTTTACGACGGAAAAGAAAATCCAGTAGCTCGCATTTACGATTACTTGCTTGAAGATTTTCAATGGAAAATAAGGCATTTTTGTGAGTCAGTTGGGCTTGCAAAAAATTATGAAAACGGTATTCTTGATATCAATTATTTAGTTGATCTTACTGGTAAAGCTCATATTAAAATAGAAAAAGATAAGAACGGGATTTATAGGGATAGAAATGCCGTAAGTGACTACATCGGCGTTAAACAAGACGTTGCAATTAGAACTGTTAGCACTACAGATGAAAGCATCCCACCTTTTAGCGACAATGACTTACCTTTTTAAAGTGTAATAATATTATTGTTAAAAGCGGTTTAGCTAATGTTAAATCGCTTTTTTTATAGCAATTTTTTTTATGATCGGAGTTATTTATGGCTTTTGCAAAATTAGATTCCGGGATTATTAATAGTAGCATCTGGGAAGAACCGTTAGCTACAAGGGTGCTATGGGTTACAATGCTCGCTATGAAAGATGAAAACGGATTTGTTAGCGCGGCAAAAAGCGGGCTAAGAAGGGCTGCTAATATCTCTGAGAATGACTTTGAAATAGCGATAAAATCGCTTGAGTCTAAAGATGATGATAGCAGGACAAAGGATTACGACGGGAAAAGAATTAAATCGGTTGAAGGAGGGTGGATAATTTTAAATGATGACAAGTACAGAATGCACTCACTTAAACAAAAAGAGCAGGCTAGAGAAAGAGTTAAAAAATACAGAGAAAAAATGAACTCAGAACAAAAATGTAACGCATGTAACGCGTTACAGAGCGTTACAGAGCGTTACAGTGCGTTACCCTCTGTATCTGTATCTGTATCTGAATCTATATCTGAATCTAAAGATAAAGATATATATAAAGATATAGATAAAGATATATATATAGGTAAAGATATATATAAAGATATAGATAAAAATATATATAAAGATAAAGATATATTATATATAGAACGCGCGCGCGTTGATAAAAATTTAAAACATGAGTTGTCGATTGATTTTAAAAGCGTTTTAAAGCTATTTACAAGCCTGTATCACGATAAGCATAGCGCAATATCCCCTGAGACCTCAAGGGCGCTAAAAAGGGCCCTAGAAGCGCATACAGCAGAAACTATAATTTCAGGCGTGAAAAACTTTAATTCTTTTCTTGAAAGTGTAAGTGAAGAGTCGATATACAGAAATTTGAAGGCGTATAACTTTTTAGAGAAAAACTGCTTTCTTGAGGACTGGAGCAAAAAAGCTACAGAAGAAAGCAAAAGATGTAAAAATAAGATCTACACTGTAGATGAGTTGAGGAATATGTGAAAAAAAGAAAAAAAATATTGACATTGCAATTTTTTTTGTGTATATTTAAGAAAACTTGAAAAAAAGGGACAAAATGAAAACAGAGTGCAAAAGTTGCAAAGCGGGCCTCGGAGATGATATCCCGAGTCACGATGAAAACGACGATACAGGTATGTGCTGGAAGTGCCAAGACAAAATGGTTGCGCGCCCGATATATGTAAATGTTTCTTCTGGCACTCAGGACGAGATTGATGTTTTGCTAGAACAGGTAAGAAAGTATCATGATTTTTTAATTTTGAATGTTGAGCCATCAGAGAGCGATAGCACAATAGACTTTTATCTGAATTGCGGTTCGTGCCTAGATAAACATTTTAAGTGTGATTGCGATGAGATTTTTGATAAAGTTTGCTATGATCGAGAGATTGTACGCAGTTTTAAACATGATTGATCTAGTTGTGCAAAACCTGAAAATTTTTGGGGATTATATGAGCGGCAAAAAACAATTCTATAATTTTACTGACTGGTGGAATCATTATTTGAAAACAAATGATGGTAAACGCAAATTTGATGAAAAAGTAATATCTATGGTGGCTCAAGATACATGGAGAGCCGCTCTTGATGCTATGGAAAATTTTCAGGCATCGCACAACAGCGAAAGTGCGCCATTATGTGAAACTACAAGTTGCTGTGCTTATAACAATCATCATTGTCGACCAAACAAAAATTGTCATTGGCGAACGTAACGTCGCACGTTTCGCAAGACGTTGTGTGAAATAAGAGGTTGCTTTTATAGATTGTATGTCGGTTGGTGTAATACGGTGGCTGTGGCAACACGGTTATGTCAGCACGGCTGTGTACAGGCAGATGCGGTAAAAGTCCGCTACCGACAGTACACTATGGAGGCAACCTCTTAAATCACACAACAGCGCAAGTGTGACATTAAAACGATCACACGTTGCGCAAACGTTGTAAGAAATAAAGTGAGCTATTTATGATTATAGCGGTGAAAAAATACGGACGTTAAAGGAAGGAGTATCCCTGCCTTCGTTAAAAATATGTGGGGATGGTTCGTGTCCGCGGACTTCAGTCACTGCTTACATTCTGGTAGCTCACTTTACATCTTACAACAAATGCAGTATGCCATGTGGTGCCCGTGGCGGATCAAGGTTTAGTCCGGTGTCGATGGTCTGCGTAGACACAGCCCTAATCGCAGCTAAGGTGCCGGGCACCACACGGCATACATGCATCGAATCGTTAGGCGAAATTCTCCACCGTAAAGACAATTAAGGTCGCGCAGAAGAAAGGAAAAAGAAAATGCCGTGCGATTACAAAGAATATCCAGAAAATTGGAAGTGGCTTTCTCGTCAGATAATTTCTGACGCAGGGGACAAGTGCGAATTGTGCTATGCTCCAAATAGAGCGATAGTGTTCAGGGATAAGGCTGATGTACATCCTTGGAGGTTGGCTGATGTACTGCTATGTGACGATCCTGATTACAAATGCACAAAAATTGTTTTAACTGTTCACCATATTAATCACGATAAAAAAGACAACACAAAACAAAACCTTATTGCTCTTTGCCAACGTTGCCACTGTAGACTCGATTTGGCAACACATATGAAAAATGCTGCCGCAACAAGGTTCAAGAAAAAAACCTTGCAAGAAAAACAGTTTTCTTTGGAGATTATATGAGCCAGTTGACAGAACAATTTTTTGCCGAAACGGGCGATAAAGCGATGTATCGTAAGAGCAGCTCGGATTACCATACTTTGAGATATGTAAACTGGCTCGAAATTAAGGTGAAAAATTTAACGGCATCCACATCCACAAACATACAGAAATGCGACCAGTGCATACATTGGAATGCAGAGCGTGGCCATCATGAAATTGACTGCTATAGTTGCAAGCGCTATCATATTGACATGTTTACACTTCGGCATGGCGATGCGTAACTCGACAAAACAGCCAGGCGCCGTACCTTGAAAAAAATTAAATGAAAATTAAATAAAATATTTGTTGACTTTTGTTGTCTTTTGTGGTATATTATAAGTGTAGGCAGAAACACTAACCGCAAAACATGGGAGGACAAGATGATTAGTAAAATGAACAAGACCGACATTATCGATTTAATTGTAATTAATAATAATCAATTTTGCAAAATAAATAAATTGGGAATCAAAGTTGGTGATCCTGAAAAAATAGAAATTTTTTTGGCTCAAATAGCTGAGGCGCTTAAAATCAATTTCGGGCTCATAGACTACACAGAGCTTGCGAATGAAATAGCAAAAAAAATAGATTATGAAATTTACGGGAAATAAGCAACGCAGCAACACATGCGATAAGAAAAACACAAGCAGAGGAGAATAGAATAGTATGAAAGTAAGACTTAACGACGACACTGTAGGTACGATCGATAGCGACGCACTGAACGGACAAAGCGTTGAGGATTTCGTTGGCAAAACTGTATCGGTGCGCTTGCATGACGAAAACGGTAATTTAATAGAAATCTGTGGAATTTTAGATGAGGTGCTTGAATCCGACCCGGCGTAACCGGGATAGCAAAAAAGGAGTTGATATGGACTACAGGATTAAATCAAATGCCGATGCAATCGCCGCACTGATCACCCCGGCGGCTGGATCTGCCACGATTCTGCGGGCGGCTCTGTCCGCAATTTCGGCAGAGCAGGATTTCCACCCGACCGCAGTTGGGATGATAGCGGAGGATCGGATTGTAGAAATTCTTCGAGAGTGTATTCCAGAGGAATCTACCTCTGAGCAATGGCGGGAATACCGCCTTGACGGTGACGCGTACCGCCGTAAAGTATGTTATGAAAACATATTTTGCGGGTGTACAATCTTCATTGAGTATTTCGTCGGGAATACTCAATATATAGTGTCGGCGGGGTTTCAGACCCTGGCAGGCGGCGGGCGCGAGTATCGCGTCACCGATTCCTGTGTTGAAACATACCGTGTTCGACACACGGTGAGGAAAGAATGTTCTTGACGTTGAGTACGTGCAATCGCAAGAAAGTGTTTAAGCACATAAATTTAAATTAAAGGAGGATGATATGCCAGATTTAAATAAAAAAGTTCGTCTAGGCGATCCGATAAAACTGCGAGTATACAAAAGCGATCACAATGAAATTGTTCGCATTGCACGCGAAGAGTGCAGGACCGTCACTGATCAGTATCGCTTTGCGATTAGGGAGTGGACGCTGTCGCGCAAAGGCATAAAAAATGGAAGCAATAATGAATCATAATAAATGCGCCTGGTGTAGTAACGAGGCTAAAGAGGGAAAGTCGCTTTGTGAAAAGCATCTTGCAATAAATCGTGCTACATCAAAAAAAAGATACAACGAAAATTGTAGGAAGGGTTTGTGTAATCGCTGCGGGAAGGAAACAAAAAACGGAAAAACTATTTGCGACAGTTGTTATCCGATAACTGTCGAGACTAGCAAGAGATGGCTGTTAAAAAAAATACTTAATGAAACAAAAATTTTGAGGGAAGGGATCATTAATAAAAACGCTTGATATGTGCATAAAAATTGTTATACCTTTTATTCCTATGTCAAAGAAAAACAGCAAAAGAATATTAAAAAGAAAAGACGGGACAAGGTTTATAGCTTCACAAAAGGGATATAACGAACAAGAAGTTTTAATATCGTTAATATTTAAGTCAAAAATAAGCCGCGTGTTGGTTGCGCCTGTTTCTGTAAAAGCTACTTTTGAGTACAAAAATATGCGGCGAAGAGATATGAGCAATTCTTTTGAAACTGTTTTAGATGCACTTGTTCGTTCAGGAATCATAGAAGACGATTCTTGGAAATTTATATCAAAAACGATACAAATTGCAAAACTAAGCGATAATAAAGAAGAAAAAACAATTATTGAAATAGATGAAATTAAAAATTTTTACGATATGGGAAATAATGGAAAATAATAATAAAGTAAATACCGCAAATCATATATCTAAAATTGTTGATATATATAAAGATATATCGACAATTTTAGATGAAATAGAACATCTTGGAAAAAAAGAAGTTTTAAAAATTAGGATTAAAATTATAAACGGAATGATATGCGCTTCAGATTTATTACTTGATAATATTTCTAAGCATCCTTGACATTGATTTAAGGCTAAATCTATCACATATATCGGCAGAAGTCTCAAGCACTATATCATATCTGTAAATTAAATCGTCAAAATCTGCTCGCATATCTTTTGACATTATGTTTTTATATTTTGATATAAAGTCAGTTGTTGCCTTTGATGCAGACTCTAGTTGAGACACTAATAACCTTATTGTCGGAAATATTGCAATTAGACCAACAAAAAAACCTGCTATGCCTATTCCTACAGGAGCCGCTTCCTTAACATGATTAAAAAATCCTGCTCTAGCAAAGCAAATAGACGGGAATAATGCGATTGAAAATAAAACAATTAATTTTAATTTATTACTCATTCTAAGCCTCCTTATAAGTTTTCCCGTTGTCAAGTGATATTAAAAATGGTTTTTTTTCTAAAAAACTACTTACAAATTTGTTGCTATAAATTATAGACGGATGATTACTTACGTGTATCCAATATGAATTTCCTTTCTCAAGTATAAATTGCCCTATTTTTATTGCCCCACCTGGTAGATTTATCATGTTATATTGTGGCTGGAATAGTTGTCTTGTCTTATCAAACGCTGCAAGAGCGAATCCGCCACACACAGGCATAATATCGACAGCACCGACAGAGAAGTTGTAAGTATCACCATACCGTCTCCTTGTTTTTTCTGTTTTTGTTTTTACTGAAGCGCCATAAAAATGATCGCTTTTATCGCTTGGATTATACCCATTTTTAATTAAAATGCTATTTTGCTTTTCAGTCCTTATACCGCTATTTATTTTAACTTTGCATCCCCAAAAATTTCTTAACGGCTCTAGCACATTTTCGCATAACGATTTTATCATAAACATCATTACATCATTTACAATTATACTTTTGTCATTATTTGTAAATTCATCTAATGAAAAATTATCAGTAATTTTTGTTGTCATATTATATCTACTTTGTAACGAATTGAAATAAAATGGCAAGCGCTTGCAACAAAACACTAGCCATTCCTAGCGTTATCCATGTCCTTATTTTTTCTACAGATTTCCATAAATCTTGTATGTCTTTTTCGTTGCGATCAGTTCTCGATGAAATTTCTCTATGCGCATCGCAATATTCGCTCATTTTAACCTCGTTGCATTTAATTTTAAACTTGAACCCAATTAGAGCTTAACGCTGCAATTTCAAAAGCACTGCCGCCTGTAATCAGATGATATATGTTTTGGCCTTCTACTGTTTGTCCTAAAGTAGCTGATATAATAACGGCGTTACTATCATGTGATTTTCTTATCTTGTACCATCTCCCGGTTATTGATCTGGAATCTGGGAGCGAAACTGTTACGTTTCCGGAGCTCGTATCAACTCTAACAGAATGATGCAAGTCTGATAATAAAATATTTGCAGAAGTACTTGTAACTGCTATAGATATTGATGCGCCTATATGAAAAATAGAATTGGGATATGTTTGATAAACTCCTACACCGTTTCCATTCCATGTCTGCAACTCAACACCACCAATAAATGCTCCGATTTTTGCTGACGTTCCGCCTGAAAATGAAATTGAAGTTAGCGTTTCGTCTTTATATATAACACTTGTACACGATATTGTAGTGTTTGAATACACTGCATTAAATGTTGTGTCAAGATAATTATCTGACGCGCCATCATAATACTTGTATGCAGCTGCATGATAATAGTTGCTTCCAACTTTCCATACTAAATCTTTGTTATCGTCGCTTTTAATACCAATTTGTAAATTCCTCAAATCAGAATACAAATTTGCTTCCGTGTCATAATGCCTCTGTAAATTTATTGGTGTACTCATTTTAACGCTTCCTTTATGCTGTATCAATTAACTGTATGGCTTGATCTTCTGTGCTATCAATGTATTGCGTTGTAACATCCTGCGGAACATCAATATATAAAATATCAGGAATTATATCATTATTAAACATTATCGCATCTATTTTGACATCGAATGGCGGGTTGGGGTTTATTTCAATTCCCGTAAGCATACATTCGTATACTGCGTTATTTGTTTCATGTGGCAACTGCAAATTAAACCTGTGGCACTCTACCCAATCACTTACAATATTGTAATGCGTTGTAAATGACACATTAGTATGAAACATCCATTGTATCCAATTGTAAATGTATTGCTCAGCGTAATCATCAGCATTGGCATCAAAAGAGTTTATCCATACTAGATCCGTCATGTCTGACGGGGGCTTCGTTGTCGCCTTTGATTTCAACCATAACTCATGGCATAAATTCCAATACGTTTCTGCATTACTGCCTGATATGCCCTTTACATAAGATGAATCGTATACGTCCGCTTGCGTATTTGTTATTTGCATTATAGATTCAAACTCACCAGTCGCGTAGTTTTGATTATATCGTACGAATGGTTCAACAAATACGTTTGACGGATTTGAATTTATGATCTTTATGGATTTTCTATCTGTTATATTTGAAAGAGTTATTGTGTCTGACGGGCTTGTATTGCTGGCAGATACTACCTTTACAGATTCTCGCCCATTAATATCCATATAATTTGCAAACCAAAAATTTCTACACAAAGCCCTCTTTACTTGATCGGTATAAGCATCTTCATACCTCAATATTTGCCTTGATGATCTTACGTAATTATAAGCGTATAATGAAGAGTCGCTAAACGATCCGTCTCCGTTGTTAGTTGTATTTATAAGCGCATTACTAGCGTAATCCTTGCCCCATCCATCAGTCGGCGACACATCCCTATGCTGCCAATTTTGAAGCCTACAAATAGCCTCTAATTGTGATTGAGGATATCCATTTAATGCTGCAGAGTTGTACCTTGAATCAAAAGTATCGTTAAATATTCTCCCGTATATGTTTGCAAAAACTTCTTTCCCTGCACTCCCTTTTCGTTCAAACATAAATGCTATTTCATAAGTTTTAACATCAAAAAAACAATCTAATCTCGTCACTGGTACGCCGACAACTTGTGCTCCTCTTGTCAATGAAAATTTTTTATACACTAGTACTATTACAGATTTATAAGACATGTACTCGTCTCTTGACCTTATTGATAAGTCATAATTTTTATGTCCGACAAGATATGAGCAATCATTATCAATCGGAGTACCTAAAATGTCTACGGTTTCTGTCACAAAATCAGAGCCGTCGTCGCCGCTTATTGTGAGTGTTACCTCATAAGAACCGCCACTAGCATAAACATGCGATGGGTTTTGTTCAGATGAAGTACTACCATCACCAAAATCCCAAAGCCATGTCGTTATACCAAGATACGAACCGCTTTTATCTGTAAATTGCACAGTGGCGCCTATCCAGGTATTAGATATTACGCTGTAATCTATTTTAGGATTGAAATTTTTATTATTTTCACTTTCACCAAGATATAGGTCGTTAAATGATTCAAGTTTTATGCCGGTATTAAAATATAGAGAGTCCGTTTTTGATGTTTCAATATCTGAATCTATGCAATTTTGCGGTGTTCCTATCCATCTTCTTTTATATATCATCACTTTACAGTCTTCAGAGCCATAAGGATTGAACGCTGGGACTCCCTGTCCAACGTCTTCTCCATACGCTTCGATGCTTTGACGAATTCCCAAATATAAATTTGTAAAATCAAAATTATCGTTTATTTCTGGCAGGTCTATTTCGTAAGCAAATACGAGTTCAAAGTCGTATGTAGCAAATGACGGAAGCTCAGAAGAGCTTATTTTGTAACCCTTATATCTTATGAGGTGATACGTATCTGCATCTTTGTCAACGCAATTATTAAAGTTTGCTGTTGAGCTTACGTACCCGATTGTGGCGGTGCTTATTCCTGTTACGTAGTATAACCCATTTATAACCATTTCAAAACTTGAAGATTCATAACCGCCAGCAGTAAAACCGAATAGCCCTAAATTTGAAGGGTCTTCGTATTGCCCTGAATATAGACGTATTCCTGTAGCATCTGGCTGGATTTCTATTACGCTTGAAACGCTGCTTGAATCAGAATAAAATACGCTTGGTGATAATTGCACGCTATTCTTTGTACTTGTGCCGGATGATAAATATGTGTAATTTGGCAACAAGGTAAATTTTGATTCGTAGTTAAATACATTTTCAGTTAAATTTTCTTCGTTGTCAACCTCTATTCTACCGGAAGAGGTATAGTTGTATACAGAAGTAAAAGTACTAGTTTGGTTGTAATCATCGTCAAGATATGAGTATATCGGCCAATAATCGCATATATAAGACTTATCTATCTGTATAAACTGAATCCATGTATTCTCTTCTTCTGTCGCTGTTGCGTTCCCTACATAGACTACAGATGGAAAATCCACTAGTGTTATTCTTAGTGCTTTTGAGTTAGAAGGACTTTGCGCTATAGATTTAATAAGTCGATATTCCCCATCGCCTATACCTGATATAACTTTTAGATATATATTTGTCAATAAATTTACAGATGTTATTGATACAGTTTTACCTATTAGAACATCATAAATTAATTTTCTAGGAACTTCATTTTCTTCATCCTCTGATCCGGTTTCCCAGTAAGAACCGATTATAGGGAATGAAACTTCGTCCGCTGGAGAAAAAGTCCCAACTGCAATACCTGTTGTGCTTAATGTTACCTCTGTACTATTTGCTTTTATAAATTTTGCTTTATTTATAAGCCCAAAAGATACTGGTATTGTTTTGCCTTCAGTATCATTGTCAGCACCTTCATAATCTTCCAAGTTTATTGTCTTTGCAATATTAGCTATTTTAGTATGATATAGACTTTTAAATGGTATATAGAACTGCTTAGAATCAAAATGCGGAGACTCTACAGACCCGTACCACAGGCTAGAGTATGTGGTACCGGAAAAAGCGCCTATCTCAACGTACTCGCCGTTTAATGAGATTCCCCTATCGTCTAGCTCTTTATTTATTTGTATAGTATTATCTAGTGCAACACCGCTATTTACTGGTGAAGCAACATTCCCACCGTAATCAAGATTTATCTCGCGTCCAAACTTATCCATCCCGTCAAGCAGTATTCTATTTCCCCAAGATGTAGAAATCCCGCTTATCGGTACTTGGACATGTCTTATTACTGACCCGGCGGTAACCGTTGCGTTGTCTAAAACAGCCACTCCAGCAACTATAATATCAGACAAAAAGATTCTTGATCCAGATACGTTTTTAACTGAATAAAGATTATCGTTAAAATCATCAGTCAAGTTTATTATATCGCCAGATTCAAAAGATGAAGAATCAAAAACATCAATATATGTTTGCCCGCCGGATGCGTTTGCTGTAAGCGTTGTCGACCTGTTATAAATCCCCAACGTGTCGCTTGCCGTAACGGGTGACCTATAGTCATTTAACTTTATCTTAAAACCAAAAACGGTCTCTGGCATATTAGCTCACATACTCAAGTTGTAAATTGAAACTGTAACGATTATAACCTTCGCATAAGACAGATATACTATTCTGAATAAGTTTTACAGTGTATTCGCCGCTTTCGCCCTTGTCACTTCCAAACATGTAATAATCAGAAGGCGCAACAACAGTAAACGTATTAGTCCTAACAGTATCTAAATAGCTTAAAATTGCAGCTGTTTTTGATTCGTTGCATGTGAAAGAAAAGTCTGTAGTATACGAATCGCCATTAATGCCTTGATCGATATATTCAACTGCACCGCTATATGTCATAGTATTATATACCGCATATCTTGCAGATGGATTAAAATATGATTTTGGGAATCTACAATTTGTTACTGTACCAAATGTAAATTCACCTTCATCAATTTCAGACGGCAGAGAATATGATGGGTATTCGCCGGTATTATGCAATACAGCGTCACATACAAAATATTTAAATGGCTCATTAGTTACTTTACCATATTTTTTTATTTCTATTGCTACTGTAAATGGCCCGGTATCACCTTTATCGGGGGCAAAAGGATGAAATCCGCTATTACTATTCATTGACAACAACAGGTTATTTTTACCGCGTCCTGTTGAAGTTATATAATTGTTTATTGTTGCCATATCTTCCGGTGATACTTCAAACGACACTTCGCATGATCTATGATCGTAAGCTGATCCGTCGTCAAATGCGCTAAAATGTCCACTAGATAATTGATTAATAGTATACGGATAATAAATGTTAGTCTTATATCCGAATATCGGTACAGCTACATTTATTTCGTTACTTGTATCTGATAGTGTTACTGTTATTTTCCCATCTGAAGCCATTATCTAGCCATCACCCGTTTAAAGGTTTCTAATCGTCCGTCTCTTTCAGCTTCCAAAAGTATATTCTCTATCTCTCTTGCGGTATTCCTATCAGTGTTTGCTGAGAAATTAAAAACAAGAGTATCGCCTTTTAATAACTCTTTCGTTTCAGTGTTATTATATACGACACTTCCAGGTGATAGATTCCCAAATCTTGGGCCTGTCACAAGCTCCATCCCTTGCTCTCCAACTAACGACCTGCCACCGCGTGCGCTATCTGTTCCCATTGCATAAGAGTTAAAATTTTGCGACTTAATGCTAGCAACTGCCCCAGCAACAGAAGCACCAATTGACGCAGCTGTTGCAATTGATATTGCTGCCTTTGAGTAAAAATCGCCTGTCTCTACTGATTTCCACGCTTCACTCGCGGCTCTGATTGACATCGCAATACCTTCTGCAGCAGTGAGAGCAGCGAGCATACTTTGACGCGATCTGGTTTCTCTACCGGAAGCAGATATTATTGTTTTAGTAGCTGAAGTAACGCTATTTGCAGTCGAAAAAGTTAGATCAACTCTTTTGTCGTGATAATACTTTTCTCTTTCAATGTCTTTTTTCCTTGTATTTTCACGAGCGTTATACCTATCAAGCTCTTGCTTTTTAAGTAAAGCAGATTTTTGAGTTTCGTTCCCTTCAAAGTCTTCTAGTTCTCTTTTCTGAGCCTCTGCAAGAAGATCTTTTTCGTATCCTGCATACTCACCAAGCATTGCCAGTTCAAGGTCTTTTTCTGCCCTTAAAAGCATTTTTTTATCAGTCTCAAATTTTACAATATCAGCTAATTTTCTTGCATTATCAGATTGTATAAAGGCGTCAAGCTGCCACATCGCTTCCCATTCAGCATCAAATTTTTTGTCTAATTCTTCTTTTGACGGACCTGTTGGCCCGCCACCACCACTTAATTGCCCTTTTCTCTTCTTTATTGCAGAATCTATTTTATCTTGCTCTGCAATAAGCATTTTCATTTTTTTATCAATTGCCCGCTTTTCTTCTGCTGTCAAATCGTTTGTCGCAAGAGCGCCTGCAATTCCACCTATTAAATTACCTACTCTATCTGACTCCCTTTCAAGGCGCGACATCTCATTGTCTACTACTTCGCTCTTAATCTTTGAAACCTCTCTAACTACCAACCCGTTTGCGTCGTGCAGTGTAGCGATATAGTTTGCAAGCTCATTTATTACTGGAATTAACGCATTCATTTTAAAACTATTAAAAGACGTTTTAAGCCGATACATATTATTAGTAAAGTCAACTGTTGTTTTTATAGCTTTTTCGCTAAGAACAGCTCCATACTTTTCGGCCTCTTCCATCATTGCCTTAATGCCGTCTTTCCCATCTGAAAGTATTGGCAAAATAGCCGTACCACTTTCGCCAAACAAGTCAGTGGCGAGAGCAACCCGATCAGTACTACCTTTAACATCAGCAAGAGCGTTTATTGATTCATTAATTATTTCGGTAGTAGACTTTAAGGTGCCATTGGTGTTATATATGCTTATTCCAAGCTTCAAAAAAGAGTCTTCTGCTAACTTGACACCACGTCCGGCATCTGCTGCAAGGCCCTCTATTGTCCGAAACCCTTTCTCAAGCTGTCCCATAGACGTACCAGATAGCTCGGCAACATAGCTAAACTTCTGGATAAAGTCAGTAGACAACTCAAGACGTTTTGACATTTTGTCTATCTCATTGCCGTATTTTGCCGTTGTACCTATAGACCCGATAGTTTGATTGTATAGGACCTTCAAGGCTTTTATGGCTAAGTTAACAGCCACTTGACCAGTTGCAAAAGATGCCGCCATATTAGTAAATGATGATGTCAGCTTTCCAGTTCCAGACGCGGCTTTTTCAGTAGCCTCCTTTGTAGTATTGCCAAAGTTGACAAGCTTTTTTTCGAGCTTATCAATATTGGCCGATATGTGGTCTTTCAATCTCGCTTCTACAGATAATATCTCGTCAGCCATTATTTTTCCTTTTGTTTATTACGAACATCACGCGCATACTTATCATAATGACTTTCATAATATCTATAGCAAAACAAAAATTTATCGCTAACATCATAAATATCTGGCATTTTAGCACCAGGGAAATCCCTATAGTACCTATATACTAATAGGAAATTCCGCATTGAGGGTGTTATAAATTTTGCCGGGCAATTCCAATATCTATAAACACATCCCTCAATCTTCTCCTCAAATGTGGGTACGGACATTTGAGCTTTTCCATCACAGCCCCACGCTTTTTTAAAATTTGCGTTTTCTTGACACCTGGAGCAAATATATCTATCTCCCCAGATACCAGAATGTAAACCGGCTAAGATTCTAAAGAAAGAAGTTCCTCATCGGATATAGTCTTTCTTTCGTTTATAGCCTCTTGCAATTCAACCTGAAGCATAGGCGGCAATCTGTCAATTATGTAGTCAACATCGGTATTCTCAAGCTTTTCTACCTCTCCAATGCTGCTAGTTATTTTAGCGCACTTCGTTACGTTGTTCCAATCAATCCGTCCACCGTCTTCTGTACGCAAGTTTTCTACAGCAACAATACCGCGTTGCAGAGTAACTATTCTTTGTTTGCCAGATTGAAATTTTAATACTCGCTGTCCTGATACCGGATCATAAGTTACATACCCGCTCTCGTCTTCGATCTGTGCTATCTCTAACCCGCCTTTTGATCGAAGCGTAAAGATAGGCCATATTTCACGAGGTGCATTTTTAACATATACAGCAGGAGTATACTTGAATGGTGCAATTAGTTCAAATGCAACAAATCCGTCAAGCTTTTTTTTCATTTCTTCATCCATTACAACATCTATCCGCTTTTCCATACCAGTCCCCTTCCAGCCCAATTAATTGTTTTGACATTAAATATTGCGGTAAAAGTTTTCTGCATTGTCGGACTGGGAACAATGCAAATCGCAAATACCGCAACAGTTTATTACGATTTACTTCCATGCAAAATTTCAAGTTCGTCATTCCCGTTTGTATCTCGTTTAAGCTCAAGCCTCAATTGGTTTGTAACATGCCCTTCACGCTCTCCAGGCTTGTACGATTGCGCTATCTGTGTCTTAGGTGCAGTATACTTTATATATGATCCTACAGTCATGTACAATGCGCCTGTAGTGTTAGCCGTATGCCTAGCAAAAAGTCCGCGATTTGCGATTAAATCCATATCGGGATCAATCTCTACAGTCGGATTTCTATCAACAATACGCGCGCCGTCAACTCCTTGTGCGCGTGAAGGATCTGTATATATCTCAACTTGATTGCCAAGATCGATAGTAACAGAATTGCACTTTTGCGTTTCAGCAAAAAGCGTTATTGTAGAGCCAAGTACCGCGTCAGGTAAAGGCGAGTCGAAAGCAGTAGGGCTTATAATTGATGCATAAGCTCTATCTGCTATACCGTTTAAAACGCCTTTAAATTCAAACTCCATGCGTACTGGATTTCCTACAGAGTCCATGACATGGCGAACATTTCCCATACATCCTGTCGCTTTTATAGCAAGTTGAACAGGAGTTGTCCCATCATCTTTTTCAATAACCTCTATAGTTGCAGGTACATTGCTATAGTCAGAATTAGGGGCCAATGATACGCCAGTTGACCCGTGAGCAGTCTGCTTCATTCCGCAAGCCTGAAGGCACTTAAAATATGATGGCGCGGTTGCAGCGGTTCCGCTGTAAGCAACGTCTACTGAAAAAGAAATTGTTATAGTTCTTTTCCCTGCTATTGAGGCATCACGCGAGAAGTCCCCACGCGCAAGCTTTCGAGCATACATTGCAATTTCTGGATCATAGTTTATATTGTATGCCGGTACGTTGTAATCTCCAACTGCAAGAGTTTCGCCACTATACGGCGTGCTTTCGATTTTAAAACCAAGAGTTCTTTTCATTAAAATAAACGACATTTTTTTCTCCTTTACAAAATGTTGCTATAAAAAATTAATTTTATATGTCATATACTTATAAAACCTCATAATCAAAATCAGCATATATACTAGCCCGGCAGGATTCAGGAAGTCCGCTCGTGCATTGCAAGTACTCGTATACAATTTTGCTGGCATCGTTTACACGATCCTCCCCTGGTATAGAGAATGTTGGGATATTTTTGTATAGCTGACCAGTATACATAGTTGTTATCTTAAAGTTGTACAACATCGAGTATGAAAACCGCAAATCGTCAACGCCGTTATATAGTTTTAACTCAAAAATTGTTGGGTGCTGTGTTCCGTCGTATGGCAAAAATGTTATTACGGTTGACATAAATAGATCAAAACATCCAGTCGCAATACCAACAGTGTCGAATCCTGGATCGGGACCTTGGCTATCCTGGTATTTTCGTATTACCATGTCTCCATGATTATTGTAATTGAAAATATATATCCCAAGGCCAGCATATGGAACATTAGAGGCGGACGTCATCATCGTACCATAGAGGCCAACAGTAACAAATCCAGCGCCGCCAGCATCAACTCTATTATCAATATGCACGAGGTTAGCATACCTCTTAAAACTACTACCAGGTCGAAGACAAATATACATGCTTCCACTAGTAGTCTCAGAATATTCTATATAGTCGTCAGTAACGATTCCATTTTGTATACTGTAATAATTATCAGCGTCAAAAGCTGTAGTGGGGCACTCTCTATACGTTTGCCCAGCAACGCATGCATCCGGATTTGTTATTACTACCATATTTTATTGTCCACTTACCCGCTCACAGCTGGGTTAGTAAGATATTGACGATACCACACAAGATACTCAACGGTAATTCCTGTAAGTGGTTTTCTTTCATGCACTCCCCAAGGAGTACTAGACATATAGATACAATTAAACGCCGTAGCGTTACCGTTTGAATCTGGAATCCAATAATAATTTCCAAAGTATTTTTGAATATCAGCTAACATCTTGTCTTGCGAATCGCTCATGTTTTCAATATCGCTTAATAAGCAATCAAATTGAACGATAAAACTATTATGCAATAACGCCTCGTTTCCACCAGTTTGTAGATGCGAGCCAAGATCGGCGTTTGCAGCCGTTTCCTGCTCATAACTTATGTTTATAGACGGGAACTCTTGCATCTGCTCAAGTCCAATCGGCGGGTCATAAGCGCCTTTTACGGTGTAGTTATACCCGTTTGCTACGGTTATCTGTTTCACTCCGTATTCAATTGCTTCACGCAATTTTTGACGTATAGATTTTAATTGCCCGGTCGGAGATGCAACATTGTATGAGCTGCTTGTACAAGCTGTAGATGTTATTAATGATACCGTATTCGTTCCAGGTGTTACATTTTGAGATATTATTACAACTATTTCAGTATCTGACCAGGATACTATTGTGCAAGTGTATCCGCCAATAATAACTGTACCTTTTGTAGAGCTAAAATTTGCACCTGAAATCGTTATTTTATCGTTGTGCGTTTTACCGATAGGCAGTATAGACGATATAACAGCGGCACCAGTATCATCTTGAAAGATACCATCCGTGCATATTTCAGGAAATCCAGCGACTATATAAGTCATTAAGATAAACTCCTGCTATTATCAGCGTCGTATGTATGCGTAAAATCAGTGTCACCCGCATTGTCTTTAAACGCTTTCGTTTTAGCAGTAGCGTCAGCTGTAAACGGTCGTACAAGTGATATATATAACCTCTTTGCCCATGTTAGCATCGTTTCATTGTCAACAGTAGCGCTACCACCGATTGACACCAAGTTTGAACTAATCGTCATGGAAGTATTAATAGTATATACTGATACCGGATCAATCTGTGCATTCGAATTAGAGCTTTTCGGACTTAGTAAAAAAAGATCACAATTTGTCTCTTCCTGCGTTAAGTCAAAAGTATAAACGCCTTGCATGTTTGCGGGGTCGATCTCGGAAGGGTTTACGTCATTGCTCTGCGCTGCTGCAGCTCCATCTTTAGATATATACGCAGTAATAGCGGAGCTACCGCCTGTTATGGCTGTATTATTTGCGATATTGTATGCGTATACAGAAACTTTTTGACCGCTAAAATTTTTATACATTATGATACCTCATCCTTGCCTGCCTTCCACTAGTTGACGCACCACCTGCAAGCGATTGAATTGCACCAATATCACCACCAGCACTAGAATATCCGACAGGCTTAATACTAGTACCTTTACACGGACTACCAGCCTGCAAAGTAAAATCCTCGCTACCAGCAGTTGTTGACTTGAAAAGCGGGTCAGTGTATACGTTGCCTATACCCGGTGGCGTTCCTCCAAGCACATCAATATTACCGCTTGTATTGTTGTAAAAGCAGTTGTTTGCCCACTGGCTCGGATTGAGATATGATACAGCCCCACCGTAATTATAATACGCATAACCACCGGATGACGAAAAAATGTTGTTAAACATCCCATACACATAAAACACAACCGATGACGATGCTACAGATATATGATGGCTACCGTTTCCATAAAAGGTGCATCCTGATACAAAAAAAGCAGTAGGACCGCTAGCAGAATTAAGTAATACACCACATCCACCGTTTTTATACACAAGACAGTTTACAAGTGTAGTGGATAGATATAGCGTATTTGATCTAGAAGTGAATATTCCATGTTGTAAATTGTCATGCACAGAGCAGTTATTAAGAGAAACTGAGTTTCTCTGTCCAGCCGCAGGACCGTATATTCCGCTTCCAGTAGCTCCACCTTTGCCTGCGTTGTCAACCTCGCAGAAATTTAATGCCCATGTAATAGAGCATTTCGTCACAATGCAATGTGTGGTAGCGTTTGTAAATCTGCAATTGTAAAAACAAACCCCGTCTGAGTCATAGGTAAGATTGGTTCCAAAACTGATATCGGCCTTTCCTGAGCCGCCGCCGTCAAATTTTATATCGTACCAAAAAAAATAATCAGCATTAGTCAAGTATACTAAATGTGTCATACTTGCACTAGCCAATATTATTGCTTGCCCAGCTCCGTTTAGCGCATTGCCTGAGCTGTCACAACCGCGCACATATATCGGATTGCCGATTGTTGGTGAAGCAGTTCCTCCACCGTTCATATCATTATCTATGCGTGTTGCTACAGTTTCGCCCTGCAAATACAACGTATCACCAGGTTCACCAGTATCTAATAACTTTTGAATAGTCGCAAACCTGGCCCCCCAGCTTGTACCAGCGTTTCCGTCGTCACCACCAGCCCCCTGCCAATACTCAGCCATTACAAGCCCCTATTCACAGCAACTTTATTGACAGTATTTAACTTGGCTTTGTTGTTAGCCTCAAAGTCCGCAATCAGCTCAGTACACCGAACAACGACATTTGTTGCATCGTTTCCGGTTATTACGTTGCGTCCGTCTGTCTCGGATCCGTCTTCTATTGTGCCGCCGTCAACAGTTATTATTGACCCCATATTGGTAGAATACCATTCGTCAACAAGCGATTTAGCAAAGTAGTAGCATTTCGCAAGCTGATCTGCTGCTCTGCGTATCTTCTCGTTAGAAAACTTAATTCCTGTTGGATTTGTGATTGACATTTTAATCTCCTGTAAAATATTTAGTTTACCTAAAAGCCAATATATTACCGTGCGTTATACCGCTTGCGCCAGTTGATCTAAACCTTTTAAAAGAATAGTGGTACTCTGTTCCCGCAGTTAGTGTTATCGGTTTATTTACTAGCTGACCGCTTGCGTCATCGACATAAATAGTACCTGCTGCACTGCAATGAAAACCTCTCGGATAATAAGCCCCGATCAGATTTTCATCTGTTTTATCTGTTATCGTTGTGTCAGTGATAAAAACATCATTGCTATCAGAAAGCGTTATTGCTATAAAATTTTTACCGCTTCCTAGCCTGAAATCGTGAAGTGACATATATAAACCTCCAAAATTAAAAAAGGCCGCAACGCTTAATAAGCGGACCGGCCTCAACGAGCTCTGTGCCCCTGTTTTTAAATAACTACTATATAATAATAAAAATACTATCCAATTTCAATACTATTATACAATTTATTGATAATTTCAATTCGCCCATTAATTAACTCTTTATCTTTTTTGCACCTTGACAAAGCTATTTTATTGTAATACAATGCGCTCTCCAAATCTCCAATTTCATTATAAATTATATAGAGCCTTGTTGCCGGCAGTTCCTCGTAATACTGTATTTGCTGCATTCCGCCGTTGCCTATTTTTTTTGTCATTGCAGTCTTAAAATTTATTATCGCATCATCAAAATTGTTTCTACTCATTGATATATCGCCTATTATCACATAAGGCTCGGCATAGCTTTTAGAAATTTCTATAGCCGCTCTAGCGTGCCTTTCTCCTACTTCAACCGTGTCTTTATTTATATAGTACTTTCCTTTCCCATCGCTTTTATAGCAATAATGCAAAGCCATCAAAACATGAGCATTAAAGCGGTTGCTGTCAGGAGCGCCTGGTTTTTTGAGTATATCGTTAAAAAGCTCCATAGCTTTTTCTAAATCACCGTAGATGTAGTTGTCTCTCGCAAGATAAAAAATGTCGTGTGCATCAGCTCTTCCGCAATCAACCTCATGCTGCATTATATTTATATTTCTAAGTATTCCACCATTTCCTATTTTAGTCGGCCAGTGCTCAATTATTAGGCCATTTACACTAGCAAAAATGTTACTATTTGCTTCAACTGTTACTTGCTCGTGACAAGCTTTAACCCATCCTATATCTGCACGATTTTTAAATACTCTCTCACGCCATACCATACTCTGAATATCTTTTGTCTCTTTGTCAATTTCTGTATGATACGCAACTAAATAATAATCAAAATCGTTATCGTCTATTACTTTTTTAAACTTTTCAAGCCCATCGTCAGACTTTGTAGCAATAATGTCATCAGCATCAAGCCAAAAAATATAGTCTGATTCAGTATTCCTTATAGCTGCATTCCTTGCCGCTGAAAAATTCCCATATACATACTTTTCGCTTGTCCATCCGACATTAACAAGCTTTATAAATGGATACATTTCTTTAAACTTGTTTACAGTATTGTCAATCTCAAAGTCTTTTGATGTATTTACTATTACTATCTCATCAAAAAATGGTTTAGAAGTAGCTGACGCAATAGCTCTTAAAAGCTCGAAAGATTCACCAGGTCCAACAATAATATTTAAAGCTACCGTTTTCATTGTCAATATATCCTTTTAAAAACTACTAGACTATTGCATCTTCTTACTTCTCTCATGCTTCCATCTTTTTCTATGACTGGCTTTGAAAGTAAAGTTTTATTCGCACCATAATCGTGAAAAGATATATACCCACCTGGATCAATCATCGACTTGCATAGCTCGTACTCGCGCAAGTTTATTTTTTCATTATCTGAACCGTCTATAAAAATAAAATCAAATTTCGATCCTGATATTGATAAAAGATATTCAATGCTATCGCTTGTAATAAATCGCACATATTCACCAAGTGGCGACAAATCTCTTTTTGTATAGAGATTTATAGCATTTTTATGCCTATCTGAATTATTATCTACAGTCTTTAAAATCCTTGACTTATCATTAGAACAACTTGCGCCGATTGACGAAAGATTGTTTAGCGCACACGATATCATATATGTACTACCGCCACCGTTACTAGTGCCTATTTCAAGCACTGATCGCGCATTCGCTATTATTATTGAGTGGTAAAGCGTCTCTCTTTCTTCTTGGTCAAGCTCGCCTTCCATCCTGTCTCGGTTGTAATCTGGTTTAATAAAGCTCATTTGCATAACTCCATATAGTCTTTTTGTATTCTGTCTTTCCAATATGACAACTTTAAATATGAAGAGTTAAATTCTGTACAGCTAAATTTTTTAATTGTATTTAGTAACATATTAAGGTTTAATTCATCCCAATTATCAACAAGTAATATCGGGAGCCTTCCAACAATTTGAAAGCTTTCAGTGCAAACATTGCGCTCAGTCACAGGTATTCCCCCAAGGTACAACGTCTCCCATAATCGATGAGTATCTATCCCGTTTCCTCGTGGACACAATGTGAAAACGTGGTTATAAATATTTAAAATAAACTCATCAAATGGTACGCCGTACTCTTGACGAGTAACAAACATTTCTTCAGAGGCGAACTTGTCGCATTCTAATCTATACTTTGGGTTGTTATCTATGTTTATGCATGAATAAACAATGTTTTTTAGATTTCGATCTGTATTTAATACCTTGTCTAATACAGTCATGTCAGAAGAATATCCCATCCCGTCAGGTCTTTCAACGCCAAGCGGAATAGGTATTAAATCCTTGTCACTAAAAAAGACGTTTTCAGCATACCATTTCTTAATGCACTTAGGCTTGCTTCTATAGATTTCTTCGCTTATTACAAAGTCACTATTATGAGTAATGAGAATATGTTTGTTATCGCTATTCTCAATGTCTTTAAATAAATCATCAATATAATCTGTTTTACAAAAAATTATTTGGTTACTATTATCTACATTTTCAATGTTATGTGATTTTCTGGGCCAGTTTATAGAAACATGGGCAAAGTCTGCAAGCTTGTCTCCATGTATTACTTCTTCTAAAAAGTTTTTAATCATTTAAAACCTCTGCAATTATCAATTGTTTATTATGATATTTTTTGAAAAATAACGCCAGAATTGTTCCAGTGCCCATGTCCATACTTTTTGCTTTCTTCAGTCATACCCGCATTTAGTATGTACCCTTTAGATTCAAATTTTTTTACCCAGTACTGCAAGTTTTTACAATTGACATGGTTGTATCCTGCTGTTGAATCGTTTGAAAAAGTAAACGCTACTACTTTGCCATTGCAGCATGTGTCAATTAGATTTTCTACGTAATCTTCATGTATATGCTCTGCAACCTCGCAACACCATACTAAGTCGACCCCACTTCCTACAATATACGATCCGTCGCAAAGGTCGAATAATTTGCATGACTCAGGGGCTCTATCAATATTTTTTTTGACGCAATCTATCCCGTGTGATATAACACCGTTGCTATCAAACCAGGATACAGCGTGCCCCTCTGCGCACCCGATATCTAGCATTGACTTTATATGGAACTTTTCAATAAGCCACTTCCATAAGCCAGGTACAAATGTTGCGTTGTCCCCGCCTCTGATATTCCCGCCTCCATGCGGAATAGTAACGTCAACACAATATTCCTTCATCAAGTAAAACTTTCTATCAACAATTTTGCTCATAATGTCAAACTTGCTTCCATCTTCAACTACATCGTCCCATTTATTATGCCAATGCCAAGCAAACGCTCCATCAAACAGCTCAACTTCCTGTTCATGCTTACGCATAGGGTGATGCGATTCGCCCATATTATGTCCTACTTGCCATTCCGAATTAAAGAAAATGCTAGGGAATACAGTAAATTCATCAAATTTATCCCTAACCTTTCTATACAACTGCGAGCCCCATCCAACTGATCCACAAGGAACCCATTCGCTCTCGTAAATTTCGATCATCATTTCTAAAGCAAATTTACTTTTTGCCTTGCACCGCATTATTGCGCCGTTCATCTGATCTTTTTCTGTTCCCCATTGATAAACGAATTCGTTATCTAGTAACGGGGCAAAATTTCTAAGCAATATCGTATCGCAATCGCAATAAACGCCGCCATACTTGTACAATATCAATATCCTAAAAAGATCACCGTCAACAAAACACTCATTATCTGAGCCGGTTAAAAGATCTGTTCGCCCTTCAAGTATTGTGCCTTTTGCTTCTTCGACGGGATCATATTTCCTAAGTACTATATAAGGCAATAATGGTATCATGTGTTCACTATTTGACAAGTCAACATTACTCCACACATTAATAACTACTTTATCGTTTAGTAAATCCTGAGTAGCTATGCAAGACTTTATTGCCGTTGCTTGCTTTGGTCCAAATTCTTTAGGAACTCTCCAGTAATAATGGAAATTTGTAACTTCATTACTAGCGCAATTTTTTATAGACCTTGCAAAATCAAGCGCCTTCCATCCATCTAAAAAAAGTTCAGTGTCGCGTTCAAAAACAATATCAATCATAATAATCACCAATCGTAAATAGTGAAGTCAACTTCGTCAACATTACCGCTAACACCCATTAGCCGCTCGATGACTGTATCGTAAGCGTCTTGGGTATCGCACCTTATAGATATGTCAAGCCCAGATATTTCAACGCTTATTCCGTTGTCACGATCTGCTGCTAGTAAATTTTTCATTATAATCTTTAACCTTGTTTATAACAGTATCCCATCGCTTTAAAATTTCTCTCTCGCGCCAAATGTTTTTCAAATACATCTTATTACTAACGTCTTTAAAGTTGCAATTATCTAGCACTGAATTAAGATCATCAAAAGAGTCGAAATAGGTTATGTGCGGCATCCATTCTTCGTCAAAAAAATCAGCGTTATCAAGCCACGTCTTTACGGTGTCTAATGATTTATAATCATTCAAATCTATGTCACTTCTACCTTTTGCTATCGACTTGTTTTGCTGGTTAAATACGAAATTCCAACTTACTTGATCGAGCCACACGTACCTACCTTTGTAATCAAACTGTATCCCGTTCCTGTGATTTTCTGTTATATAATCTATGAAATCGATAGAGCTTTTGTAATGCTCCAGTATAAACTTTTTAGACGGGAAAAACAATGGTATGTTTGCAGTGTAATGCTCAAATATTGACATAGTAGAAATGTTATAAGGGAAATGTACCATGCCTGAAAATTTTAAAAGTTCAGACCATTTATACCCAAAATGCAATATCATATTTTTATTTATGCATCTATCTTTATCAATAGGCATATTATTTTCATTGTAATGGCAAGTGTATAACGCCTGCCTAAATTCTGCATTGTCATAGTTGTAGTTATTTCCAGTGTACTTGCATAGTGAAGGAATATGCGCCACTTCTCTATCAACAAAATTTTCTGTATACAATTTATCGTACTTGCTGTTTGCTACAAGTATTATTTTCCCGCAATCAACACCATCCCTAATAAACCGGACATAATCATTAAAAGTATTTTCGTCACCAGCCATACAATAATCAAACCGTATCGGGATGTCCATTATTACAGGCTTATTAAATTTCTCATATAACCTTACAAATGCCGGCGGGTAACACACTATAAAAGCGTCAACATCAGATAATTTATCTTTATACTCTTCATAAAAAACGCTACTTTTGCCATCTGCAATAAAACCGCTCCATCGATCGGCATTAAGGTATTGAATGTCACCGCGTTTTTTTCCCATTATTTCAGCATGGCCGCTCAAGCAAACATCTTCAACAATGTGGCCTTTTTTTGTAAAAATGTTTGCTATATCAGCGATCACAGAAATATGTTGATCTATATTAAAGAATTTCAATTGTCACCAGGTCCTTTCTCCAGCTTGATACATCCTATATATATAAATCGGCTCATCTATAAACTGTTCAGTCTTTATATGCTGCTTAACCCTATTTGAGAAGTCTTGGTCTTCACCGCCATTTTTTGCGCTATTAAAAAAAACCTTTTTTACTATGTCAAGCTTAATCGGATTAAGGTGATTCGGCGTTCTGTAGAAAACACCATTTGCTCCTGTATACCAACCTGCGCAATCAATAGAATGCTCAAATATCTTACCGTTGTACTCGTTTACTATTGATCGGATTATACCTCTAATCCCTACGCAATCGCAATTTGAAGAAATCGCATTAATTACTAACTTTATATAATTCTCAGAAATCAAATCGTCGTCGTCAATGAAACAGATATATTTTCCAGTAGAGCCATTTACTAGCCTATTCCTTTTAGCACCAATTGTTGATTCTCGGTTGTCTTTATCAATCAGTATTTCAACAATATTAGACGCGCTAGCTTCTTCTATCTGCTTGTTTATATCTACTAAAAGAGAGTTTAGCATGTCCTCTCTACCGTTTATAGTGCATATACAAATTGACAACTTTTTACTCAATTTAGCACCTCGAATATGCTTTCACCATAGCCGCATTTTATTATATCAGAAGCCATACGCGCCCCTATAGCTTTAGCGACAATATGGTTTTGCTCTGTACTATTTATACCTTGTATCGGTATCAATCTGTTAAATGTCTCGTCAAACTTTGACCTGTCAAGACGCGTATTGTGATTATGCCTGATCTTTACATCTCCAAGATATCTAAGAGTATTACTGAAGAAACCAGCATTATACCAAACCACATCTATCATATCAGCAGCGAATCTCTCATCCATAAACTTGCTGCAACAGCATTCTACAAATTTCTTTGTAACAAACAAATTTACGCATAAAGATTCATGAGCTATATAATCATCGTCGCAATAAAACACGCCTATTCCGTTGTTATCGTTTACAGAGTCAAGTATTTTCTTGTCCCATCCATTAGTAATGAATTCCATGTCATCGCCAAGCATAGTAACAACTGTTTCTTTACAGGATGAAAACATCGACCGCTCATACATCATATTGAAATATTTAGCAAGATTAGGCTGCCTTGTATTTTCTAATATTATTTCATAGTCGTATCCACAGAAATCGTATCCATTCAAAAACTCTATTGTATCTGCATCTGTACCGTTTACGCAGAAACAAAATTGCAAGCTATCTTTTAAGTCTGCCGTATTAATTGCAGAAGATATAAATTTTGGGAGTAGCGTTTTAGACCTTTTATATGTGGGACACATCAAAACTATTTTATCATACATTTTTTTCCCATCTTTCACGCATGACATCAAGCAGAAACGCACCTGAATCATGCTTCTTTATCACAGATATAATATCTGTAATCATTTCTCTAGAAATATTATTTTCAAATTTAACAGATATTTTATTGCACTCAGCAGAAAATGCGTAAAAGTCTTCTGATGACCCATTTACGACGTCTATTTTGCAACTACTTCCACTACTACTATTAAGGCGTATCTCAGATTCCAAACGCTTCTTTAACCAACATTCTTTCTTCATCGCTTACTCCAAATGTTTTTCCTATAAAATCACCGTTATCACATCCTAAATCGCTTCCATAATGCCCAGAAAAATTAAAGTATCTATCGTGAGCCATGTTATTAAGCATCACAACCGGCCAAACAAACTTGTCAAAAAAAAGTTGATCCGAATTGTGGTATAAGCCTCGTGGGTTTTTGTAATCTGGCAATAAATTTTTTAACCACACGTCAAGCATAGAACTAAATCCAGGAACTACACCGGCAACAGCGCCCATTGTACCGCCAAGAATTGGTATCCCGTGCTGTATATGATCTCTAATTATGTGGAATCCGCACTCGCTATTTTCCCATTCTCTAATCGCTTTAATTTCCCGTTTAGACGGCCTGCTGTCTGAGTCTCTAACAATAAATCTTTCGTACATTCCAGAAATAAAACCGTAGAATCTCCAATATAACCCTAAGCAGTCTTCCTGGTGAGCCATCATGTGTAGTTGAACACCGTACCTGCCGCTATTAAGGGCATAAACAATTTTATCCGGGACACTCTCTGAATCGCAGAACACAACACACTTATAGTCTGGTAGCATCTCGCTGTATCTAATGATGTTTACAAGACATCCAGTAGTATACATCTCATTGCTTCCCCAGAGAGAAAATAATATTGCTTTCACAAATTACCGCCAATATCGTGTTTTATAGAGCGGCACTTTAACCACTCGTCAATTATATACCTTATCTGACCAGAAATAGTCCTATAGTTTTCAGCAGCATCGCATTTCATAAAATTATACGTGTCAACGCTTATTCTAGCGACTACTATTTTACTTTCTTTTTTAATTGCTTTTTTCTTCATATAATGAATATACAAAAAAAATAATTAAATGCAAAAATTTGTATACAATTTATTGGAAAAAAATATTTTTTTTATTCTTGTTGACATTTATTGTTTTTTTGAGTATATTAAAAAGAAAAACAAGGAGATATAATTTGTCTAAAAAAACTTGGAAGAGGTATTTGATACCGGATGCAATGAGAGGTCATAGGCCAAGGCTTTCAAGCAACATGCCTACAGTGCAATATAGTATATGTTTGCCAAAAGATTTATACGATTATTGCAAGAAAATGAAAGCTAGTCATATAAGAAACTTAATAAAAAAGGACGCTAAAAATGAATTGCACGTATAAAAATTGGGAAGAAAAGTGCATGATTATCGCTAATATTTTTAGTGATAAAAATAGCTTTTTCTTTTCTGATCTAAGAAAAGAGATCGAGCGTAGAAAAAAACTTCCTCTGCATGCGAATTGGTACGGCGGGCTTGCAAAATGCTTATGTAGAAATGGGTTTTCAAAGTCTTTTGTTTCACACAAGACTAGCCCGATTCGATCAAGGAATGGAGCTGCGGACTTTAAATATATTAAGAAGATATGACATACACATATAAAACAGCTACTAAAGACCAGGCTAGTAAATGGCTCGAGGAGATAGAGGCCAGCCGTGAAAAGGGATTCCACAAAGCGACTTATGATCTTTGTATTTATTTATTGACAAATTGCGACTACAATCATGCTAAACAAGCTTGTTTTGAGATAATCAACAATCCACCGCATGGCAGCTTATATGCGAATTTAAAAAATAGAATTGACGATTTGCGCTTTATAGATGAGTCAAGAAAAAACAGAGCGCAAGACTGGAGCGAGTCTAGAAAGGATAGTTTGTCTCCGAAAGAGTGGCAGTGGATGATGATGATAACACAAGAGATACTAATTTGGCACAAGCAAAAGTTAGTTACTACACGAGAGGCAACAATGCCGATTTGTGACATACTAGAGTATAAGTCAAAATATCAGGATAAAAACACATTTAGTCCGATACTTGACAATTTGTTACAAGGTTCAGTAAAGCCATATCTTAAAACGCATGAAGACGTTGAAGCTTTATCAAATTTTTTAAAAGGATATTATAATACTTTAGTACGCATGAGAGAAGAAAGAACAGAAAGCAATAGCAAAAAAGATTATATTGAAAAAACTGCATGATTGATCTAGTTGGTTGCAATTAAACTTTTCATTGGAGATTGTATAAAATATGCGTGAAGAAATTTGTCAGGCTCACATGGCGGGTCAGATGGATGCTGGGTGTAAAGAACCTTCGTGGAGTAACGCACACGCATATTTCAGCACTGTGGAAGAAAAGTTTAACAGTATGCCTTTGGCCAACCAACAGCTAAAGGCTGAAATTGCCGCTCTTGTAAATAACTTTTGCGATGTTTACTCTGGGTGTTTGCGTAGTGAAGCAGTGTCTCATTTAGTAGCTAAATTGCGGCAACTGTCAGCCGTTTAGCGGGACGTTGTAGTCAATTTGAGGAGGCTTTTATGTCAATAGCAAATTTGCCCCGTTATGAAATGGGGCGGTGTTCTTCGTGTGGAGATTGTAACCGTGATCCAGCCTATGTTGATGAGTCGGGAGAATGGGTAAAATTTGAGGAAGCTATGGAAGCCTCCTCAAACAGCCTACAACAGCTAAAGGCCGAAATTGCCGCAATTGTTGAGCGGTTACAAAGGGCATACGCTATGCGGGAGTCTCCCGACGTATTAGACTGTATCTCAGAAATGCGGCAACTATCAGCCGTTTAGCAAGACGTTGTAAGAAATAAAGTGGTGTTTTATGGTTGTAGGCGGCGTAAATATTAAGCATGGGGGTTTTAGAGCCGGTGTGCTGTGCTTGCCCGTAATAAGTCCAAGAACAACGGGACATCGCCGCTTACACTATGGAGCACCACTTTACATCTTACAACAGGCAAAGGGCGAAATATGCGGCCTCTACTGAAAGCCAGTGCACGGGCCTGTGGTGAACCTGGCCGCATACTATCGCCCATTTGCCGAACCGTTGGGCGAAATGCCCGTTTTTGAAACAATTTATTATAGGCGGCGCAACATGAAAATTAGCATAACAATACGAGAGATGAATAATAGAGCAAACGATTTTGACGCGCTTTGCTCCGAAATCGGCCTTAATCCGTGGTGCATGAACGAAGGGCTTGCTACTGGCGACGAAGTGTACGAACTTGAAGAAGATGTGGCAAAGCGTTACGGACTAATATGCGCCGCAGAACATTATTGAACAAAACGGGCACATCGCCCAACACGGCAAGTGCATAATTGGAAACTACGCACGTTGCCGAGAACGTTGGTTGCAATACATTGGGGCTTTTATGAGTGTAGGCGGCGTTCTTCGTAGTACAAAGGTTGTTTTGTCAAGTACCATTCAGGAAGCGGTGCGTTTCGTCCTTGCACGATGCGTTAATATTACCCGGCTGACAGGTTCATCGCGTTACCGTGGGTCAGTATGGTATTCTTTGTTACAGTCTAACGCCGCTGAAATTATTGAGGCTCCAATGTACAGCAACCAACAGCTAAAGCATAAAATGTCGGCCCCATACGTCAATTGGATAGACTGTGGTTTTTCTAAAGCCATTATTCCCTGTTCGAGTCGGGGTGGGGCCGCCACTTCATGCATTTAGCAAACGTTGGTGGAAATGTTTTCAATTTTTAATTTATAGGCGGTTTTAAAATGGCACATTGTGTTACTCATAATATCAGTTTCGATCCTCAATTGGAGTGGTGTATCTACTGCGGTAAACCGAAAACCGCAGAACTGGTGGTAGTTGAAAACACATCAACCAACAGCGCTATTATGCCAGTTTGCCCTTCGTGTCGTGGCGAAAAGACTTTTTATTCCGCAAGTAAAAATTGTTACGAGCTTTGTGGTGGTTGCGGTGGGTCGGGCAAGCCAGCACAATAGCGCGTGGCGTTAGGCGCAAAATTTAGAAGGAGCGATATTATATGTCAAATTTGACAAGATACTTTATTTTTGCAGAAGGAGATCCTCACGAATCGGAGCTTGTTGTTGTTGCCGACAAGTCTGGTGAATGGGTCAAATTTGACGACATTAAGGGTCTTCTAAATTCAACGCCTAACAGGCCAATTATGCCATGCGAAAGACACTCCTGTTGCAATTGCGGAAATTCTGCGTGTGTCATGCACGGCGTCAATTGTCACAAGTTTATTCCCCGCACAGCATAAGTTGGCCGAACCGTTGTGTGCAATAGCGGCAAAGAAACTTTAGAGGAGGAGGAGCTTTGGAATCGTCAATAGACTTAAAAGAGGTGCATATTGAGCGTATGGTCAGGCATATGTTTTTGGAGTTTACCGAGGCGTTGCGAGCTAACCGTCCGGCGTACGAGGCGTTTAAAGAGCAGGTGCTACCACTGGCACGCGCCTCAACCGCTTCGGTGGAGTTGCCGCTACAGACAAACAACACAGGCAGCCCAAAATGTCCACACTACCAACCACTAGCTAATTGTGTCTGGCAGGGAGTTGGTAGCAACAACGGGATTACGTGCAGTGATTCGGGTCCGTGCGTGTGGACACTTCGGGCGAGTGCCTGACGCGTTGGTGTAAATAAATTTTCCCTTGGAGGTTGTATGGCGACATTTGAAGATGAGGTTTTACGAGAAATAGCGGGCTGTTGTATATGCGACGAGTCAGCGCGTAGTGCGGCGCAAAAGGTCGCCAAACTGGTGGAAGAAAAGTTTACATCCACCAACATGCCAAGTACGCAAGTTGCGGCGGACAAATTTATGTGTACAAAGTGTGGATTTACTGGAACGTGCCAAATGGTAACAGATCATAAGTGTAGCGAATGGACGCAACCAGCGCATGTTGACTAACTGTTTGGCAAAATAAACTTTTCCTCTGTGGAGAGTACATTTACATTAGCGATTTAAACACTATTACTTATTCACGATAGACATAAAAGACGACATTATTTCGTCCCTTATCATCTTTCCGCCAACATTACTAAACTCTTCTAATATATTCAATCTCTTTGGCATTTTAATGTCGTGAGGCTTAGTAAGCTTAACGCCTGGTGCACCTTTCCAACTGGAATTTAGCGGTATAAATTTCCCTTCATAAGCTATATGATAAGGGAAATATGGTGTTCCGCCTGGATGGCGTATAGTTCCTCCGTACTGATGTATCCTTGCATATTTTGTTCTAGTGCCTAGCTTTATAGAAATTGTTGTTGCATCGATTCTGCTAGATGATACAACCCAACTTCTCCTTAAATTTCCTGTTCCTACTTTTAAGCCCGGCCTCCCCTGCATCTGCTCTCTAATAACTTTAGAAAGGAAATATTGCATTCCTTTTTTCCCTGAGTTAGTTATTAAAGAATTGACACCAGCTGTTTTTTTAAGTTCTCTAACTCTTGTTATAGCAGATGTAAACTCTTTATCATTAAGCTTTATTTCTACCATATAAAATTAACTTTATACGGGTCAAGCATCGCTACTACTTCAGGCTGTAAAGAAAGCATTCTACTATTTGCTTGCGCTCTATTGCTTTGCCCTCTTTCGTCAATTCCTGTCACCTCGAAATCATGCTTATGCTTCCAATTGTACCGAATCTGCATTTCAGCGGCGGCGACTATTTCAGGTGCAGAAATTGATAGGCAATCTGTTGTTAATGATGATATTGTTGCTGTGACACCTTCTGTATCGTTACAATCCTCATTCGACCATACAGTTATAGTTTCTCCTATTTCAAATGTGCCATATAAAACATCGATTGCAATGCTAGTCGCAGATAGTGCCGAAACTATCCCGATTGCGCTGCTAGAATTCCCGCAAACATACTGACCTGTCTCATCACCTGCGGGAGCTATTGATCCGATTGCATATACTGCCCTTGCCGCACTGTAAGACAATCCACCAGTATAAACGATCTTAATGGCTTTTTCTGCCTCATATTCAACAGGGTTGTCAATTATTATGCTGTTCTCATCCGAGCCTATAAAATAGTCCGTCTCTTCGCTTTCTGACCCATCCCACAGACCAGTACTATCTAAATGTACGCTAGATATCGATTTTATAGGAGTTGAGGTTGGATAAAATTTGTCCATCATATATCTAATATCAAAGTATTCTGTTCTTTCTTCTATAGACAATTTTCTGTTGATGTATTTCTCTATTTGTGAAGAAACAACGCTTAACCATGTTAGCAGCTCTCGCTTATTTTGTGTATTATCTGTTAGTGGAGAGCTACTTCCTTGGGCTGTGCAATACCGTCTCAATCTTTGATATGTAGATAAAAGCATTTTATAGCCTTTGATAATTGTAAATACGGCGAGGTTTTACCCTCGCCGCTATTTGTTATAGATAATACTAATTACACTTCAAACTTGTTCAACGAAGTTGAGCAAGGATTTGACGCTGCTGCACCGAGCAAGACGGTTGCGCTATAGGACGCGGTTGGGCCGCTCTGTTGAGTTCGCATAAAAAGATACCGCTTTTTTTCAGAGCACTTTACTGATCCAGAAAATGGCCCCTGATTGCTTTTAGAGAAAACGCCAAAATCTGCGCCGGTAATAGCAACGGCAGAAGCACTGCTATTTACATCAGATTCGTAAATGGCCGCTGTCATTGTAGCTGGGTTATCGATCTGATTAATATTAAGCAGAAATAGAGCGTCGTTAAAACCTTGCGTATCTATTCCAGACGTGCTAGTAGATGCGCCGTTAAACAGAGCGGCAACACCTGTGAGCGTTTGCCCGTTCATCACTTTGACCACTTTAAGGTCTTCGCCTAAATTGCCAGAACCTTTATACATATAAATCTCCTTTACAATTTGTGTTATGCGCCATCTATTCGATAGCTATAATTAAGCGTTATGTTATATTAGTCAGTCCACAAGCTTTTAGTCGTTTCGCAGTCTGGCACATAAGTAAAAGCTGTATCACGACCAATACTGCAATCAAATTCCTGAAAAGCTACAAGATAAATCTGATCATTCAGGAATGCACTATTCCCGCTTGCGTCACTAGCAACATCAGAAATGCGGAGTTCAAAATCACGCCACAAACCAAGATAGAACATTTTCCAGTTACCGAAATAACTGTAAGCACAAGACGAAGAAGTCCCTTTTGTTTCTGCTGCGCTAATCTGAGTTGTGGTTCTAAGCATGTGCCCAAGCTTGTCCTCAAGTACCTTATTGCTCATAAGCAGGTTGTCGCCGAGAACAGGCATCCCACCAGAAGACGGGGCAGAAGTATACTCAATCACGCGCTCACGCTTCATACCGCCGAGAACAACAGGGCGCATTAACCAGCCGTACATACCAGTGTCGCGGTATTCGTTAGCTTCATCAAGATTTTCGATCATTTCAGAAGCTTTATCGATCTTAAACCGCCCGCCGTTTGATCCGATTGCAGTTGTAGAGGTCATATTAGCAACGCGATTACGAAGCCCAAGAACCTCATTTGCAGCACCGATACCATTGATAAGCTGATCATGCATTTTGAGCGCCATTGCTTCAGAAAGAGAGTTGCGTATAATGGTTTCAGCAGCGCCACGAGTCTGATATGCAAGACGTCTTGACATTTTAGTAAAAGCAGCTACCTTATGTGGTCGCAGAGTAATTTCACCAAATGACACGTCTGTTTTACCAGGTGCAGCAGTCTCGCCTACCATATACGCGGTAGGTCTCTGTGTAAGCTTCGGAATAGGAAGATCGCCGTACAAGCCAGTAAACTTAGTAATGCCCATATTTACAATAGGCATCTGTGCAAGAGTAAGATCAATCAAATCGCCTTTAACCTCTTCAGGAACTAAGTACCCGCCGCTAGTACCGTCAATGCTTGACGCGTCGCGCTTTTTAGCGTACTCTGTAAGAACTTCACGCTCAAATCCTGCATCAGACCAAGCGTTTGGCTCGCCGTCTCTAGTTCTTACCATCGCTCCGAAAAGTTTTGCAAAAGAGAACTTCTCTTTTTCGTCATTAACACCCGGGAGGCCAAGATTTTTACGTTTTTCTGATTCTTCTTTTACTTGTTCAATTGCTTTTTGCGCTTTCTCGATACCAGATTTTAACTCTGCGATAGTATCGTTATACGCGCTTGACTGCTTGGATACAAGCTCCTGAACAGTTTTTTCGTTTTGCGTCTTGAACTCCTCAAGCGTTTTCTTCAGTTCGTCAAAATTGTTATCCATGATAACTCCTTCTGTTATTTGTTATTAAGCAGTATCTCTCTATAAAAACTGGTAATGTCGCTGCCGCAATGGGTAGACTTATCAGCTTTTTTTGGTTCGATACATTTTGACATTTCAGTAACAAGATCAACAATAGAATCTAGCTTTTTCTTTAATTCTTTTATTTCTAAAGCGACACTATCAACAGCGGCTCTCGTTTCAATTATAGACTTTTGTATTATATCGTCAATATTGTCGCTATTGCTTAATTCATTAATATCATTTTGAACGATAATAGAACTAGAGCTTTTGTAACACTCCTTTATTTTTTCAGCTATATCGTCACTAATAAATTGAGAGAAAAAATCTCTATCGTCAACAATTCTTTTTATATTGCTATTTGTAAATAGGCTTTTTGTTCCAATGCAATTTAGCAGTGCGTTAGGATTAGCGGGCACGCTACATGCGCTAAACTCAAGCATAGACCATTTAACATGTTCTACGCCATACTTTCCAAGCCCTATAGATTTTCGCTCTTCGTCACTTGATGGTGATCTTGATTCTATCGGCATAAATCCGATAGAGCATCCAGGCATCGCGCCAGATGAGGCGAATTTAAAAGCAATATCACTTCTTCCGGTAGAATCAACTCTATCATCAAAGCATATCGCCCAAGACCATAAACATTTAGATGCGTTATCCTTCCATACCTTTAAAGAATTTCCTATTGGAAAGTCTTGATAATTATGCGCAAACAGAACAACAGGGTTATTCATGTAGTCTTTAATATCTGCCCCGCTGTATCTTACTATGTCGCCGTACCTGTCGCACGATTCATCTGATATTTTATACTGTAATATTCTATTTTCGTATCCTGACAAATACTCAAGACCTATTTTATCACACATGCTTTTGCAAGTCTTAGAGTCAATCTCAACAAGTTTTGGTTTAAACGAAATCGCCTTTACTTGCTTATCGACTGTTTTTAGCTTTATAATTTGCTCCTCGTCACTAGTCCCGTATATTTTTTCTAACTCTAAAGCTTCCATTGTTACCAACCTTCCCGATAGTAGTTGATGAAATAATAATGTAATTTTTAACAGCGCATCGATGACATAAAATAGTTATTTCAATTTCACCTGATATTTTATCAAGAGTAAAAAAAAGTCTGTTGCAATTTACGCACCTGCACTCATAAACAATATCCATATATGACCAGTCCGCTCATTAATTAGATCATTACAATCATCCTGTTAACTGGTTGACGAAGTATAAAGCAATTACTTACTTTTGCATGCACAATATTATCTTGTCTAATCAAATCTTCTTCTACTTCTTTATACTTGTCTTTATCAATTTTAGGCCGTCCACGCTTTTTAACATTTAATCCATCAATCATCTAATCCCCCTTATAAGCTATAGCAACACATCTGCAATTTATGAACTCAGCAAGGTTTCCAGTTGATGTATCGTTCGGGTGCATAAGGCCGGTTACCGGGAACCTGTCGCCAACTTTAATTACGTTACCACCTTCACCGCCGCTAGTGTTTTCAATGTGAGAACTTCTTACCCGTTCATCTGCCGCATTAAGCCATTGATGATATTCTATACCCTCAGCTTTGAACGCATCATACCTTACGTCTGAACTTACTATTCCGGTTTCGGTTCTTGCTATTGTCATTGACTGATTTTTTCTTGTCTCAAAATTGTCAAAAATATTTGTCTTTATTTCTTTTGCAATTTGTTGAGGCGTCCAATTGTTTTTTATAGCATCTGTAATCGTGTCGCTGACGCTTGATTTTACGGCTTCAAACGTAGTGTTGTTTATTTCTTTTAAATCTTTTATTCTCTTTTCTATAAACCTGTCAATGTCTTTGCTTTTGAGATTCCAATTTATAAGCTCTCCGATTTCATTACCAACCCTTATTGACGCTCTTTTTATTTGTTGCTTATAAGCAGGAGTAAGAGCCTTCACAATCTTTTCAGTCTCAATTGTTTTATCAAATAGGAACTCTTCAAACGTTATTATAGATAAATCCTTAACAAGTATAGTTTTGCTTGTTTTCTGCATCTCAAGCCATTCGTCAACTTTGTCTTGTAACATATTTCTTTGAGATACAAAAAATTTGTTTACAAAGTAGATGAACTCTGCCTCACCTGGCTCAAGCGCCTTTGCGATATAATCACGAGATATATTTGTCCACTCATCACTACCGACTTCTATTTTATTTATAAGGCTCGGTAACTCTATCGCTTTTTTAATATATTTTTTACTTTCATCATTATCGTTGCCACCGTTTTTATCGCTATAACTTTCATCAAAATCAGGTATGTTTATAGACGGCCCATAAGTCTGCTTTTCACTTAACCACGGGTACTTCTCTATATCTTCATTGCTAATAGGGATTTTAGCAATTTTAGCAGCCATGACAGGCGGGAACCCTAAATCCTTTACCATGACAGCCGCTATTCTTGACTTGCTTTCATAGTCATCCTGCAACGCCTCTACTGTTGAGTAATCGCTTGTACCTAGAACACTAACACCAGGTATATTACTGATCCATTGCGTATTTATCGCAGACCATATAATCTCGTTTAGAGGTATATACGTGTCAGTCCAAAGCATCTTCCGCCCAGCGTTAATAGTAGCATAGTTGATGTTTTCATAATCGCCAACCGCTATTTTATTAAGCCCGTAAACTGATATTATTTCGTTCCTGTTATAATCTTTTTGATCCTTCCATTGCATGTCCTGGTGAGTGAATCCTATGTGTTGATAATCCATATCCATTGGTAAAGCTGCAACACGATTGACATTTCCAGCACCGCCATAGTTTTGGTAAAACATTTTAACAGCCATTTTTAGCTGTTCAGTAGTCACATTTTGCTTTGCTTTAAGTATTCCTGCAGGAACAGCGTTATTATCAAAAAACTTCGTGTTGTATACATCTGCCCTTATATCTTGTGACATAGCTAATTGTGCCGGTGTGAATTGCGCTATACCGCTAAGCCAGTCGTAAGGGTTGTACATCCTTATCCGGATTAAATTTTCAGGTTTATACAATTTACCTTTTGAAGCATTTGTTTTTAAAGACCACGCTACAAGCCGCTTTATACCGCCCTTCACTTCTGTAACAGGTGTAACTGCGGATTCATCGTAAGGATAAAAATATTCAGGTATTTCGCCTTTTCTTAGATTTACTCTCCCGCCATCGTACTCCTTACCTGAATCTGCAATTAAAAAACACGTACCGCCCTTTACTGTTGAACCAGTTGACACACCGCACGGAAGAAGTAAAGCGCAAATTATAGATTGCCACAAATCATTTTCAGACAATAACTCATTCGGGTTTCTAAGGACATTTAGTGCCTCGTGGTCTTTTATTGTTTCGCTTCCGTCTATTGTTACAATTATTTTTTTTAGCCTTGCCAAGTTTATCATTATTACATTTACACATCTGTATACCCACGGATGAAACTTGTAAGGCTGCTCAGATATATTTTCACTTGTTATATTGGTGCCAGCAATTGCAGGCACAAAAAAATACGGATCAAGATTAGGTATTACAGACTTTATTATATTCTCTCCATACTCGTTTAAAATCGGCGAAATTTGTGTATTCACTCAAAAAAACCTTCCTCAAGAAGTGATTCAGCAGTTACCATTACGCCGCCGCATGAAGACAAGTAAACTATCGCATGTACGGTGGCGTCAACCTGGTCGCAATATTTACCGTTAGGAAACATCGAGAATTCTTCAATAAACTCGTCAACCCAGCCAAAAAGCATAGGATGAGGCAAATACAATTGCCCAGATTCGCATTGAGCAACAACGCTCATTGAGTGCGTAACATCAAGAGCTCTTGCTGTTTTTGATCCTATTGGCTTTATACCGATTACTCCATCAATTCTAGTTCTGAGCTCAGATATAGCAGCATGCCCGTTAGCTGCTTCCTCAATAAGAACTGCCGTTGTTCTTTGGTCAATAGATTTTAGTTTTTTTATTTCTTCGATAGATTGAACATATTCAAATAGTCCGACAGTTGAGTTAAGCAGGTATTTTTTATTGTCCTTTATCGCCCACTTTTGTCCGCTGCATCTTGCGCTTGTCGGAGAATTGTTAAACGATAAATCCCATGCGTCAATTATATTGTGCATATCTTCCGGGAGCTCTACTGTTTCGCATTGTACAAAATTTCCATTCGGCATTTTTTTGCTTACAACAGGAAGCGATGAACCTTTTGGTATCCAGTACTTCCAATAGTGACTTTTAAACAACGCGCCTTCCGATGGAGATGGGCGCTGTTGATATAAGCTAGTAAATGTTCTTTGCGATTTGCTTTTAATGTCAAGTATTCTTTCTAAGCTATGTCGTTCAGGCCAAAGGGCTTCACCAATCTTTCTTATATCATCTTTATTTTTATCATCTTCTTTTATAGCAGGGAAAGAAACGATTGTCCACTTGTCTTTTTCTGAAGATAGTATTCTTCCTGCCAAATCGTCTTCATGCCACCTTGTCAAAGTAATTATTTGTCGCGAGTTGTTATGCATACGAGTAACAAAGACGTCATTGTACCACTCCCAGACTCTATTCCTATATGTTTGTGAGTGCGCCTCAACAGCATCCTTTATCGGATCGTCAATGATTCCATAGTCAACAGTGTTTCCCGTAAGCGGTCCGCCTGTTCCAACAGATTTATACATGCCTCTATACCCTACTATCTCAAAAAAATCTGTCGTTCTTGTGTACGTGCTGTTATCTTGCACGTTTAAACTGCTTTTACCAGATAATGTCGTATGCGGGAAAATATATCTATAAAGCTCGTCATCAATAATGCGCTGAACATCACGATTCAATTTTTGCGCTAAATCTGAACTATACGTGCAAGATGCGATTTTTGTAAACGGATCACGACCGAGTAAAAAAGCTGGAAACCTTCTTGACACAAGCTCTGTTTTGCTGTGCTGAGGTGGCATAAAAACCATTAAGCGAGTTATTTTACCAGTTATAACATCGTCAAGCTTAGAGCATAAAAGCTTGTGATACCACTTGAATTGAAACGCGCTAAAAGTCAAAGATACAAAGTCCTCAAGATAGCATCTAGACAATGCAACAGCGGCACTAAATAGCCCCTCTTTAGTCTCATAGTCTATAGTGCCAATGCTATTTCGATCTTTTGATCGCACTTCTTAAAGCTTCCTTTTCTGATTCTGTTATCTTTGACACGTCAATATCTACCGGAAGAGCGCCTATATTTTGTCCATTAGTAGTAACATCAACACTTTGATGCGGTCTGCCGAATACACGGTCGAGCAATTCCTTACCTGCAGCAACATTGCCCTTAACAAGAAATTCATAGCGTAATTTTTCAAGGATAAGCCGAAGCGACTCCTTTTTCTTCCCACCGTGCTCTAACATTTCCTCAAGCACTTTAATGCCGGATTCGCGCAGCCAGGTGTATTGATTGCGTCCGGTGGGATTTCTGCGCTCACCTTTTTTTACAGGGATAAGATTTTTTGTCCCTTTATGCTCTTTTTTTCCTGGATTTGAAGTATTCATATAAGTTTTATTAGTTCCATCCCATAATTATTTATACCTTTTGGTATAATAATATTATCTTTTTTAATCAATCTATTATTTTTAAATGGCCTATAATCTACTTGATGCTGCCATCTTCCCCATTTTTTTGTAATTTTTGCTACATCAGGATGTTGCTCTTGCAATGATTTAGCCATTAATAACCGGCCGTCTTCGTTTTGCAATTTATACAGGCTTTCAGTATTACCGCCTTTCATAGTCATTGTTGTTGATTTGCCTTGCAAAAATGCTTTGAATTGTATCGTACACCAGCCATCTTTTAATGCCCTTAGAGATAGGTCTGTATCTTCGTTATATCTGCCTCTCCATCTATACGGGATATCATTTTTAATTAAAATACAAGAGTATATCCTTGTATTTTGTAAAAATGGTTTTTTTGCCCTTCTTGTTAGCGACAAGTCACCCATAAAGTAATAATCAGGTCCAGCAAGTGCTATATTTTCATAACGATCAACGAAATCTTCCATAGCTTTAAATATAGTCCCATCATGGACATATATTCTTTTCCCATTATTTTTGCGCTGAAAATGCTTTATATTATCATCCATTATCCAATGTCTTGTAGCTCCAACTGAAATTGAATGCTCCCATACCCAATTTCTTGCCGGAATACCACCCTGCCCTAAATTAGAAAAAGGTAAAACTAATATTTTGTCTTTATTTATTACTGATGAATATTGTTCATATTCTTGTGGTTCAATCACTATTTTATATGGGATTTTTAATTTTTCTAGTGTTTTGCTTGTTAATCGAGTATCCCATCGGCCTTTAGAGATAATATAAATTGGATATTCAGGATTCATTTATATATCCAATATCTTTCATATTTTCGCGTTTTTTTTCTGGGTACCATATAGACTTAGTTTTTTCGTTAATATTTTGTTTAACAATTTTTATGAATGAATTAAAATCTTCTATATTCTCGAAATGTACGTAAATACTTTTAAATGCCTTTTGCGGGTTATCAAATTCAGGCATCCCTTCCCACTCTTTTTCATAATCCATATCTATAGGTGTTAAATTATCAATTTCGCTCTGCGTAAAAAAGTCCTCAATATCCACGCCGTCCAATTGTGCCCTAGCAATTTCCTCAGCGCTCCAGTCCAAATCTATTTCGGCAACTCGGTTATCAGCAAAAGCTAGCGCACGAGCGGGTTTGTCGTTAAGGTCAAGATCAGTACGCTTAACTGCAATTATTTTGCTGCCGTCGCTCTCCACGATCTGCACATTATCCATGCCGATTTCCCCGGCGCAGGCTGCAGTTTTATTCCCCGCGATTATT